GACGGCATTGCCGAGTTGCATCACATGGTTTTCGCCGGGGCGCTGGCATCGAAGAACCTGCTGCTGGACGAGGAATGTGACGAGGTTCAGTATTGCGACATCACCACCATGTCGCAGCCGCACCAATGGGAAGGCATCAGCCTTGCCGATGACCTGATGGACCTGCAGCGCGGTAAAACCGTGCTTCTGCGGCAGACGCTGGATAACATCTACTGGCAGAACAACGCTCAGCCGATTGTGCAGTCGTCGGCGATCAAGGATCTTTCAGCGGTCTACAACCCATCCTTCGGCCTGCCGATTGAGGTCAACCAAGGCGTTGACGTGCGGGCCGCGCTTGGGTTCAACACCGTGCCATTTGTGGCCGCCCAGTCGTTCGGGATGATGGAATACCTCGACCAAGAGGCGCAGGATCGCACCGGGGTTTCGGACGCATCTTCCGGCCTTGCCCCCGACGCGCTGCAGAACATGACCGCCAAGGCCAGCGCCATGATCGAACAGGCGGGCATCGGGCAGACCGAGTTGATGGTCCGCACGGCAGCACACGGGCTGCGGCGGTTCTTCCAAGGTCTTCTGCGGCTGGTCATCCGGCACCAGGACATGCCGCGCACGGTTCGCCTGCGGGGGGAGTGGGTGCAGTTCGACCCGCGCCACTGGAATGCCGACATGGACTGTATCGTCAACACCGGGCTTGGGGCCGGAACCCGTGAGCGCGATATGATCGTGATGCAGCAGGTCATGGGGCTGCAGGAGAAGCTGTTGGCCGGGTTCGGGCCGGACAACCCATTTGTCAAACCCGGCAACGTCTATTCTGCGCTTTCCAAGCTGGTGGAGGCGACGGGCCTGAAAGCGGTCGATCCGTATTTCACCGAGCCAGACCCGCAAGAGGTGCAGGCCAAGCTTGACGCGATGAAGAACCAGCCCAGCCCGGCGATGATGAAGGCGCAGGCCGACCAACAAGAGGCGCAAGCCAAGCTGCAGCTTGAGCAGCAGAAGGCGCAGGGCCAGCTTGAGCTTGAGCGGGCGAAGATGACCGCCGAAATGGGACTGGCTCGCGAGCAAATGGCGGCGGAGTTCCAGCTTAAGCGGGAGCAGATGGCAGCGGAAATGCAGTTGAAGCGCGAGCAGATGGCGTTCGGCGGCATGGGGATGGCGGCCAGCGTCACGCCAACGCGCATGGGTGGGGTGGTCGGATGACACTTGCCGAACAGATCGCCGCATGGGTTCGCGGCGGCCAGCCACAGCAAAAGCCCGCGCTTGAGTGGGGCGCGCCGCCTGCGCCACTTGAGACCAGCCGGGCAGGCCGTGCCGCGCCCGTGAACAACGACCGTGGCGCGCTGGAATACTATTTGGGCGGGACTGGTATCCCCGAGCGACTGGCCGCAGCGAACCAGATGTTCAACCCGGTCGAGGCTATCGGCGGCTCAATGCGGGCATCCGAGCGCATGTTTGATCCGGAAACCAGCGGCTGGGGCCGTGTTGAAGCCGCTGGCGACATGCTGTCAGGCGTGGCCGGAGTCGTCGCGCCCACCATTGCCACAGCGAAGCTAGGTGGGCCTGCCGCAGACGCGCTGGTGGACACGCTGACCGGGTTTGGCGCTAGCGCAAAGGACTTTGGGGCTGACGAAAGTGGGGCGCTGCGTTTGTTTCATGTAGCGCCGGATTCTTACAATGGCGGCGATCTACTGAGCTTGCATCAGCAGATGGGAGAGGACGCCTACGAGGAATTTGCGAAGAGATGGCCAGAGTCTGGGGATCTGGGCCAAGCCCACGCTGACAAGATTTTTATGTTCGACAATATTGATGAAGCATCAAGCTACAGGGATTGGCGCGGGGGGAAAATTGTCGAAATCGACCCGGATATGGTGGACGCCAAGGTCGATCCATTTGAGGGATACAAATACGCAGACACCCGCATCAACAGGGATGCGATTTTGTCGATCCTTCAAAAATACGGCCTTGCCCCCGGCATGTTCTCGGCAGCGATCTATGGCCAGCAGGACGCCAATGGGGGCCAGCAATGACCCCGCGTGAGCGCGCATCCCTTGCCGAGCAGCTTCTGTCCAACCCGCTGCTCGATGAAATCATGTCCGGCCTTGAGGCATCCGCGATTGAGCGGCTTGTATCGGCTCCGACGCACGAAACCCGGCACGAGGCGCAATTGCGCGTTCACGCCGTCCGATCTTTCCGCAGCGATTGCGAAGCGGCCCTTCGCAGCACCCGCGAGCCGAAAGCAGCACCGGCATAGGCCGGGCTGACACCCCGTAAAGGGAACCACCATGACAGTCGAATCCGACAACCCGCTCACCGGCGGGACCGATAACGACACCCCCCACGCAGACGACACGGCGGAAAGCTGGGACTATTTCGACCCTGACGAAGATCAGGACAACGAAACAGTCGCGGACGATTCCGCCACCGATGATGGGGCGACGGCGACCGAAGAGGTTGCCGAAGCAGAGCCGCAGGAAACCGCCGAGATTGAGGCCCCGCTGACAGCGGTGATCAAGCTCGCAGACGGGTCCAAGGTGAAGGTCGAAGACCTGATCCGGGACGGAATGCGGCAGCAGGACTATTCGCGCAAGACGCAGGAAGTTGCCAACGAGCGCAACGCCCTGAAAGCGGAAGTCCAGCGCCTCGAAGGCATCACGCAGTCCTTTGTTGACCACCTGAGCGGCCTCGTGCCGCCCGCGCCAGACCCTTCGCTTGCCATGACCAACCCCGCCGCGTTCGTCGCCCAGAAGGCGCAGCACGAGGCGGCGCTGGCCAAGGTGCAGGAGCTTATCGCCATTGGCGAAAAGCCCAAGCAGATCGGGACGGCGCTGACGGCGCAGGAGCGCAACCGGATCATTGCCGAAGAGAACGGCAAGCTGGCGGCGCGGTTCCCGGAAACGGCCACCCAAGCCGGGCGGCAGAAGTTTTTCGGGGAAGTGGCGGAAGCAGCGGAAAGCCTCGGCTTCACGCTGGATGAGCTTGGCACCGTTTCCGATCATCGGATTTTCGCGCTGGCCAAGTATGCCGCTCTGGGGATGAAGGCTGAAAAGGCGCGGTCGGTGGCCGCGACCAAGGTTGCAAAAGCACCACCCGTGGCCCCCAAACGGCCCGGACAAGGCGCGGCGGCCAAAAGCAATGCCGAGGCGATGAAGCGCCTCAGTCGGACGGGCAGCATCAAGGACGCGCTGCAAGTCGATTGGGACTGAACCCCCATCACCATCTGAAAGGACAACGACCATGGCTGTCGTTACCAACACTTTCCAATCCACGAGTGCCGTTGGCAACCGTCAAGAGCTGCATGACGTGGTGTCGCGCATCGACCGGGAAGACGTCCCGATCTATTCGATGGCCGGCAAGACCACGTTCAAGACCACCCACCCCGAATGGGAAACCGACAGTTTGGCGGCCCCTGGTAACAACGTGCAGACCGAAGGCGACGACTACACCTTCGGCGAGACGACCCCCGCCGTTCGTCTGGGCAACTACACCCAGATCATGCGGAAAGAGGGCATCATCTCGGGCACGCAGGACGCCACCGACAACGCCGGTTCGGTCGAGCAGGTGCGCTACCAGAAGCTGAAAAAGGCGGTCGAGCTGAAGCGCGACGTGGAATATTCCATCGTTGCAGCCAATGCCTCGGTGGCCGGTGCGACCCGCAAGTCGGGTTCGCTGTCGACCTGGATCACCTCGAACGTCTCGCGCGGCTCGGGCGGTTCCAACGGCGGCTACAACTCGGGCACTGGCCTGACCGTGGCGCCGACCAACGGCACCCAGCGGGCCTTTACCAAGACGCTGATGGACAACGTGATGCAGCAAGGGGCCGTCAACGGCGCCAAGTTCAAGCATGTCGTCGGCTCGTTCTATGTCAAGTCGGTCTTTGCGACCTTCATGTCTGACGCGAACGTGGCCGCGTTCCGCTATGCCGCCGCCGAAAAAGAGGGCAACACCATCGTTGCGACCGCCGATGTTTACCTCGGCCCGCACGGCAAGGTGATGTTCCATGAAGATGTCGTCATGTCCGGCGCCGCCGGTCTGGCCCGCAACGTGTTCTTCATCGACCCCGAGTTCCTTGAATACGGCTGGTTCCGCAAGATCAAGGAAGACAAGGAAGTTGCCAAGACCGGCGATGCCCAGAAGTTTGTCATGCTGGGCGAAGGCGGGCTGAAAACCAAGAACGAAAAGGGTCTGGGCGTCGTCGCTGACGTCTTCGGCCGGACCGCATCGACGTAAGGGGGCATCAGCCATGTCATACGAACCCAAGTCCATCACGGCTTCCCGCACCCTGACCGCCTCCGACGCTGGCACCGCTCTGGTGGTCAACGCTGCCGCCGGTCTGACAATCACGCTTCCCGCCGCAACCGGCTCGGGGCTTTCCTTCCGTGTCGTCGTCGGAACCACCGTCACCTCGAACAGTGTGGTGGTGCAGGTGACCGGCAACGACACGATGACCGGCCTTTGCCTGTCCGCTGCCGATGGCAAATGCATAGCCGTACCGCGGTCGGAACTGGAAACCTTTCGAGCTCGTGTAGTTGCCGACGTTCAGAACAAGGTCGGCGGGAGACTGCGCGCCAGTGTCGTAGATGACG